CTTGATAGATATTGTCCTTTTCATATATGATTATTATAGGACAGAAACAATGCAAAATCAAGGTCAAAAGCACACCATTCCTCCCCGCCCTGAAGGGCGGGGTCTCCTGGAGCTTTTCTGATGAAACTGACTATGCTTGACCACAAACACCGGCCCAGTGCTACCGATAATGCCGTTAATCTACTGATGCTGGGCTTATCGACGCTGATCTTATCGATTACGCTATTTTTTGTCGTGGTGGATGCCGTGAGTTTCTACGGCGACGAATTTGAAAGCAGCCAGGCGGTTATCCGCATTCAAGGGGGGCGCCACTGATCTGGTGGCTCTGGTGTATGTCGTTTGGCGAAAAGCGAAGTTTCAGACTATTGACCGTTGTTGAACATACTTTTAACCCAATACACCCGGCGATTAAAACTAGCCAATACTACGAACTAAAACGCCGTCAACACAGCATTTTTGTTAGACCTAACGCCGTATAAGGAAACCGATATGACCTCTATTTATAGCACCCTAGATTTTGACCCCATCGCGGTCGCGCATCGTTTGAACATGCCCGCCGCACTGTTTGAAGCCTTTAAAAAAGCCATGTTGGGTGGCTTGCGCGGTAAAAAATCGCAATTGCTCGATTATCAACAAGCGGTCGAGTGCATTGAGCGCTTTGAGCGCGACTTGATTGACGAGCTGGTACGCCTGCCCACGCCGTTTATCGATAACGTCGGTTACATCGAAGAAGTGGTTAACAGCTACAGCCGACTGCACAACATTTACCAGCTTGATTTGCGTTTCAAAGACGACTCGCTGAGTAGCGAAGAAATCGCCACTTACCGCGCCTTTTTAGCCGGGCAATTGCTGCTGGAATTATTCATTCCCCGACGATCAATACAAAGCCACTTCGATATTTATTTTAAAGCCAAGCAAAATTTGGACATTGCTATTTTTAATCTTTATCTCGAAACCAACAAAAGAGACGCAGCGCCACTGGAACTTTCAGCCGCTGTTTAATTTTCATGCGTGACCGCGTAGCGCCTTGGCCTACGCGGATTTTTTACAGTGGTGCTGCCATGATCCAATTTGACGAAATAAACAGACAAGTCATCGAGTCGCTAAAAATCGACTTCAAGATGAAAAAAAGCGGCGATTATTTGTACGGCGTGTGCCCTTCATGTGGCGACAAAACACTCTGGGCCGGTATCGCTAATCCCTACTTTATCCAATGTAACCGCCACAACAACTGCGGTTTTGCCGCGACCAGCAAAGAACTGTTCCCGGACATTTACGGTGATCTGAACAAAAAATACCCCGCCACCCAAGAAGCCCCCAACCAAACCGCTGACATTTACCTCGCCACCGTGCGCGGTTTTGATATTAGCCGCATTGCCGGTTGGTACACCCAGGCTAATTACTGGCACCCGAACGCCAACAAAGGCACGGCGTCGGTGCGTTTTTACCTGAATGCAGACAAAAGCATTTATTGGGATCGGCTGATTGAAGAAGTCATCCTGACCGACACGGATGGCAGCCAAGAAACTCGAAAAATGAGCTTTAAGGGCTCGTTCAAGGGCTTGTGGTGGCAACCCCCGGGATTGGTAATCAAGCCGGATGACACTATTTATTTAGTTGAGGGCATCTTCGACGCCATTGCGCTGACCTTGAACGGCCTGAAAGCCGTGTCGATCATGTCCAGCGTATCGTTGCCGGTTGAAACCATCAAACAGCACGCTGGCAAAAACATCACCTGGGTGATTGCGCTGGATAACGACGAAGCCGGGTTAAAGTTTTTGCACAAACACGCCAAACGACTGGAGACCTGGGCGAAAATTTCAGCGCGGCCTTGAGTAACGACAGCCGGGAAAAAATAGACTGGAACGATCTGCACCGCGCGGGAAAACTCAAAGACAACGACATTAAAAAATACCGCCATTGGGGACAAATCGAACTCGCTAAAGACCGCTACGAAAAAGCCTACAGCATTTGGCAATTCGACAAAGACAACTACTTTGTGTTTGAGTTTGATAACACCACTTTTACCTGCAAACTCAATAAACAAAAGTTTGATGACATGGTGAAAACCACGATGGACCCGCGCGAAGACCGGCGCGAAAAGGCGCGTGACAATGCGTTTAAAGCCCATGCCACCCTTTCAGTGTGTGCCACCTTTGCTATTGAACATTTGTATTTTCAAGCCAACGAAAGCACCGATGACGGCCAAAACTATTTGCGCCTGCGGTTTAACAACGGTTCACCGCCGGTAAAAATGGGCTTTAGTGCCGGTGCTGTTGCCACCGCCAGCGAATTTAAAAAGGCCGCATTAAGAAGCCCCGGCGCGTTATTTACCGGCAACGCCAAAGACCTTAACTATTTATACGAACGCTGGCACGTTAAACGTAAACATCATGTTATCGCACTCGACTATGTTGGCTATGATCGCAACCACAAAGCTTACATTTACAACGATTTCGCAGTCGAAAACGGCAAGGTCATTAAATTAAACAAAGATGATTATTTTCAGCTGAAAAAAACCGGCATTAAAACCCTGTTCAACGGCAAACAAAACCTAAGCACTCAGCCCACCGCGCCTTTTTTGGACGACTACCAAACCGCTTACGGCATCCCCGGCATTGTCGCCTTGGCGTGGTGGATGGGCAGTTTGTTTGCTGAACAAATCCGCCAGGACTTCGCCAACTTCCCTTTTTTGGAATTGATCGGTCAAGCCAGTTCCGGTAAATCGCAAATGGTCACGCTACTGAGTAAATTGATCGGCAAAGACAGCGATGTATTTAATCCCAACGCCAGCACCAAGGTCGGTATCGCCCGCGCCTTGTCCAGCGTGTCGAATCTGCCGGTCATCTTTAACGAAACCGACAACGAGAACGAAGGCCAGCGTTTTCACGTTAAAAAATTCAACTGGGACGAATACAAAGACATTTATGAAGGCGGCAACCTGCGCAAACAGGGCCAAAAAAGTAACGATAACAACGTGCGCGATTTGGTGTTTAAAGGTGCATTGATGATCGTGCAAAACATGCCCGTTCATGCGTCCGAAGCGATTTTGTCGCGGATCGTGCATTTGCAATTTGACTGTTCGCACCACAGCACCGAGGGCAAGCGCGCCGCCGATCGTCTGCTTGAACTCTCGGTTAAAGATTTGAGCGGGTTTTTATTGCACACCTTGAAAAACGAAACCGCCATCTTGCGCACTTTTAAAACCCAAAACGAAGTCCACGCCCTTAATTTACGCGAAAACAGCGGCATCAAAAACCAGCGCATCATGGACAACCACGCCAAACTGATGGCCTTGCTTGATTGCCTGTCCTTAGTGTTGCCGGTATCGAGCGCAACCATTCTGGAGGCACAAAACAAAGTCATCACTATGGCCGCCGAACGCGAGCGTGTGCTGAAACGTGAACACAAAGTGGTCGAGTTGTTTTGGGAATTGTACGAAAAACTCAACATCAGAAGCGAAAGCCGCGCCGACGGTTCGGTTGATGTTGTCGAAGACCTGATTAACCACTCCAACATTCCCGGCGAAATCTGGATAAATCTGGTCGATTTTAACCAACTGTGCATCGAACGGCATTTAGGTGTCATCGACCGCGACGATCTGTATAAGCACCTGCCGACCAGCACCGCGCCTTATAAATTTGTCGCGGCCAATGTGGGCAAGCATTCGCGCATTGAAAAGCGCACCCGTAAATTTTGGGTATTTAGCAAATGATTCGCTATGGCACGCGGATTGTTCCGGCCTTTGTCAACAGCGGCAAGCATGAGCGTTTAGTGGACCCGTCCAGTTTGACTGCCCATCAAAAGCAAGCGTTATGGTTTGGCATTAAAATCGATAACCCCGCCTTGGCTGATGCCTTGAAGACCGACCCGAACATTGAAGCACTAAAACAAGTCTTTGACGCACGAATCCAGTTTAGCGTTGAAGACAGCAACCACTATGTAAAAACCGGCTTATTTAAACTACCAACCACCAAGGACAAACGCCATGAACCTACTGAAAAGATTAAAAAACCACTTTAACCCACCGGCCTTGCTGTCTTATGTGGAGCTGGTCGGGCTGGTCAACCAAGGCGTAATTAATGCGCCGATGTCGGCTGTGAATGGCAGCAGTATTGATTTGACCTTGCACCACTTAGCGCGGCGCGAAGTGTTGGGCGCGGCCATGCAAACCGTGCGCTTGGGACGCGGCGCCATCCCTGCACGGCCATTTTTACCCAATGCAGCACAAGGCTTACCGGCTGAATGGGAGCAGGATATTGTGGCCATTATTACCCGGCATTTGGACGCGATAGGGTAGTCGCATTTAATTCGCTACAACCCACTTGCCAAAACAAACAGCTCATCAACCTGCGCATCCGTCCACGCAAACAACTGCTGCATAGCTAATACTAATTCATGATCGCGCCTTACTGATATTTCCCGCTGCCAAACTATTTGTGCAGTGGTCGGCATTGTTGATATGGCCACTTCAACATCGGCCAGCTTTTCATAATGCAGTAAAGCCAAGCACATTTGCGCCATATCTACCCGCACTGGAATCCTAGTCACTGCTACATAATCAGGATTATTTGGCGCAATCGGCCAAGTTACTTCTGTCGGAAATCCGGGCTGCAATGTCACGTCGCGCAGTTCTCGCCGATAATCCTGCCAGTTAAGCCGATCATTAGCAGACAATGGCGCGTCGGCGACTTGTGACCAATCACTGCTGCTTAATAACCAATCCCTCTGGCCGCGCACTTGCTCTTTTTTGCGCTCGACGCGGCACGTCTGTTCCTTGCCCCATGCGCTATCAAAAAATTCCTGTGTCAGCACGTCTAAAATACCGGGAGCAAGTGGATCAGCGCCGTCATCGCAATGTCCGTAATAAATGGGCGCTGGACACGGCCACTCTGATTCGTTGGCAAAGTCGATAGCAATACCCGGCACGTCGGGCATGACTGGCCCGAATGCCGCTGGTTCATCGGTCATTGGGCGGCGAGTTTGTGAATCGACGTAGGTAAATTTGATAAGCATGTTAAAAGCTCCGGGTAAATGTTGAATTGACTGCTAGGCCGCGTTTTAGCGTAGCCCTGGCGATAGAAAGGGTTTGGCTATGCGTGCCATTGGTACGCGCAAGCCCTAAATAGCTAGTACAAGTTTGCTGTGCTTTTGCGTTAGTGCTTTGGGCGATTTTACGAATTGCGCTGCGCTGAGTTTTTGGTCGCCATTGCCGTCTAAATGGGCGGACTATATGGCCGACAAAATCAACGCCTTTACTGACTGGCTCAATGCTGGTTTTATGCTCAGCTAATGCCATGCCTAGCTTATCAAGCTCCAACCGGATGCCGTCGGCAACCGCATTTAATACGGTCGGCGACTCATGAATAACCACCATATCATCAACATAGCGCACATAGTGCTTCATAGCTAAATTGCGTTTAATGAATTGATCAACATCATCCATATAGATATTAGCGAAAAACTGACTTGATAGATTACCAATCGGCAAACCAATACCCGACTGGGCATGAAGTAAGCTCTTATGGCGCGGCACTAAATTTAATCGAGCATCATCACTGTTATAAATCGCGTTAACTTTAACGTCTTGAAAGACCAGCTTATGCAATAGATCGAGTAAAAATTCATTTTGTACGCGCTTTTCAAGTTGCTTGAATAAAATAGCCTGGCGGATGCTGCCGAAAAAATTGGCGACATCGGTTTTCAGTACATAAGCCGGCTTTGTCCAGTTCTGTGTAGCACTGCGCAAATGTTTTTCCAGTCTGTTGGCGGCATATAATGTGCCGCGCCCCTTAATGCAGGCACAGCTATCATAAATAAATGAGCGCTCAAACATCGGGCCGATAGCACGATAAACTAAATGATGCACAATGCGGTCGCGGAAATCAGCCGCCCACACTTCGCGCGGCTTAGGTGTGGTTACGGCAAATACTGTGGCCGGCGATGGCTGCCATTGCCCACCGGCCAATTCATGATACAGATCCATCAGATTAGCTTCTAAGTTTTCTTCAAAAGCCAAGGCCGCCGGGGGTTTTGCTTTTTTAAGACATCGCAATCGTCAAAATAGCCGTCGGTCTAGTACAAACAACAACAGGATTCGTCTGTACTTCGATATGCCAGCCACGATCACCGCTATCAATCGGATAAGCCGCTGGGTAGTACGGCGCACCCAATGCGCCAGCGCCTACGCTTGATAACGTATCGGCTGGAGCAAAGCCTTGGATAAACAGGCCAGCAATGCCATTCGGCACAGCAATCGCTTGGTCGGCTGTAATGACAGTCGTACCCGCGCCGCGATAACGCATAAAGGTCACCCCGCCGTAGGTCACTTGGTCGCGGCTATCGCCAGTCAAGCCTTGTACATTTTGTATGTACAAATAGGCGGTTTTGATCTCTGCATTTTCCAGCAACTTTTCCCAATAACCCGCAGAGCACCACACGGTAATGCCGCTAAACGGAATGCCGCCCAGCGCAATTTCCATTGGCTCAATAATCTTTTTGTAGATTTGTGCTCGGGTTTTAGTGCCCTCGGTTTGCACAGCCAGCACTGCATTGGCAGGCTTAGTGCCCAGCGCATTGGTCGGCGTAATCAGCGTGGTTAAGCGCAACTTTTCAAGCGTCAAGTCCACATCACGGCGCAACATCGCAATCGTCTCATCACGACGAGTCGTAATTAACTCCGCAACCGCATTAGCACCGCCTGCGCGTAAATTGAGCACTTCATCCGCATACACCGCGCCGTCAACGCGGTAATGTGCCGTTTCAAAGGTAT